AAGAAATACAATGGTATCACGCAGCCGCACCAGGCATACTTGTGTTATTAACAAGACTTGGTGTCCCGGTATCAACATCCTTTCTAGTGTTGAGTGCTTTTGCAAGTACTTTTGTGCTAGAAAAGATGTTGATGAAGAGCATTATGGGCTACGGTATTGCGGCAATGTTTGCATACGGAGTATGGTATGTAGTCAGCAGAACACTTGACGAAGGTGTAGCAGTACAAGAGAAGAACAAAAACTATTGGCGCATAGCACAGTGGTTTGCAACAGGAGGCTTGTGGTGGACTTGGTTGTCACACGATATGGCCAATATTGCAGTGTTCCTTCCAAGAGTAGTACCTGTGGATCTAATGGTGTTGATTAGTTTTGTATTTGTAGGAGGCTTGTTCTTTATGTTTAGAGAACGTGGCGGCAAGATACAAAATATTGTATTAGAAAAACATAACACTCGTTATGTAAGAAGTGCAACGCTAATTGACTTGTTCTATTGGATGTGTTTGTACTTCTTTAAAGAGCTGAACGATATACCTATGTCAACAACTTGGGTGTTCGTTGGTATGTTAGCTGGACGTGAACTTGCTATTGCACAGTTTACAGGCAAGCATAAATTTAAAAGTGTATTTCCATTAGTTGGAAGAGACTTTATGAAAATGATGATAGGACTTGGAGCAAGTGTTGCCCTTGTACTGTTAATACATTACGTTATTGTTCCTAACGGACTGTAACAAAACGGAAAGGCAGTGTTCGACGGCGCTGCCTTTTTTCTTGACTTGTTTCTCTATTTTTGTTATATACTATATATGATAATAGATTGGAACATAGACCAAATTAAAAATGAAATACGCAAAATAACATTTGCGGGCACCGATCCTCGAATGGACGGATTTGTTACCTGGCGATGCAAACAAGACCTGTACAAATTACTTTGGCATATTGAAGACGAGCTTGAACAGTGTAGCACATACGCAGGCGAAGAAGAATTTTTAAAAGAACGAGATAAAGAAGTTCTTTGGAAAACATTAAAGAAAAATCCACTTGACAAGTAACACATAGTTTTATATAATATACACAACAACACGGGAAAGGACCAAGTTTGAAAATGAAAATTATCTCAGGGAATGCAAACATACCATTAGCCGAAGGAATCGCAGAACACTGTTTTGCCGGCTTAGTTCCAGCAAATATTTCAACATTTGCGGATGGAGAAACAAGCGTTGAGTTTGATGAAAACGTTAGGGGCGAAGATGTCTTTATAGTACAAAGTACAGCAACACCAGTTAATGATAGTTTAATGGAACTGTTGATTATGATTGATGCGGCAAGACGTTCAAGTGCTAAACGAATCACAGCAGTGATTCCTTACTTTGGTTATGCTAGGCAGGACCGTAAGAGTGCAAGTCGTACTCCTATTACAGCAAAACTAGTTGCCAATTTGTTAGTAACAGCAGGCGCAGATAGAATCCTTACAATGGATCTACACGCAGGACAGATACAAGGCTTTTTTGATATTCCGGTGGACGATTTAACAAGCCGTGTTGTGTTTGCAAAAGATATTAAACGTAGTATTGGTATTGTAGATGATCCTGAAGTTCAGCAACAATCTACAGTGTTTGTATCACCAGACGCAGGTGGTGCTGTTAGAGCTCGTAAGTTTGCAGATATGTTCCACGGGGACATTGCTATTGTAGACAAACGCAGGCCTGAAGCAGGCAAGAGCGAAGTAATGGCACTGATTGGTGATGTAAAAGGTAAACACGCTATTCTAGTTGATGACATTGTTGACTCGGGCGGAACACTATGTAAAGCAGCCGAAGCAATTATGGAAGCAGGCGCACTAAGTGTTCGTGCTTATATTACACACGGTGTACTAAGTGGCGATGCTTGTCAGAAAGTTGAGAAGAGTGTTCTTGACGAACTTGTAGTTACAGATACAATTAAGAATCGTTGCCCTAAGAATTGTAAAAAGACACGCCAAGTAAGCGTGTCTCAATTACTTGGTGAAGCAATTAGGCGTGTGTCTAACGAAGAATCAGTATCAAACTTGTTCTTGTAGATCTGTTAAATGCTTAATGTATTCGTCCATTGAATGGTCGCTAAAGCTATCTACTTTACCTTGCTTTAGGCCCATCCATAAGCCGCGCAACTTGTCTTTAACTCTTTGCCAGCCAGTAGGTTTACGATATTTGCCATATGCATTTAAGTAATGTTCAGTACCACAGTGCCTAAAGCCCATTAATACAAGTGGAACAGTTGTAACTATATCATTATTGTTTTTCCATCTGTGGTGTACAGTGCCAAAGCTCTTGACATATGTTGGCCAACCTACTCTTGGACTACCATAAGTATAAAGCTCTACTGGATCATTTAACTCTATGTTACATTCGCAACGATTGGCCATAATAGTTGCCATTGCTGCTCCTAAACTATGTCCGCATATCCATAAGTTTTTGCCTATGTTAACTGTACGTGATATATCTTCACATACCATTGGCCATAGTTCGTCTACTTCATCTTTAAACCCTTGATGAACTCGTGATATAGTTTCTGCAACAACAGGTAATGCTTTTAAGTCTGCACTAATATCGTTGAACTCGCTTGGTTGTGTTCCGCGACACGCAATGACAAGATCGGTCTTATTCATAAAGCGGTATGCTTGTGCCCCTTCTTTATTGTAAAATTCTACTGTTGTAAATCCTAATTGCTTTACTTGACTTTTTACTTCTTTGATGTTATCATTGTAAGCAATACTACTAAGTTTTGCAAACAACAGAGAACGCTCAGTGAAAGTCATTTTTGAAATACCCATATTAGCCCCTATTAGTGTAATGTCTCTTAATATATATATTTATAGTTTATCTACGCTAAATACAATAACGGAGCATTAAACGATGAAGAAACGTACTAGAAGTATATTAGATGAATTGAATAACTTGGGTCGTGCCCAGGACAATGATCTTTTAATTGAAACTACAGCAAATAATATTATAGAAAGTGCTATTAATTTACTTAATAGAATTGGCAATACTTATGATGAAAATACTGCTGGCGAATTAGAAAGACGTTTCCTAAACAGTATTAAAAGCGGAGACCCACGTAAGTTTAAACGTGGTATCACTAAAGTAATTGAGAGTAAAAAGAATGACCAATAAACTTTTTGAAGGTGGCAGTATGCCAGGTGTAGGACCAATTCACATTGATGAAATTAACCCTACTCTAGATACATTAGAAAAGCATCTAGGTATTGACCTAAAAAACAATGTTCTTGGTAGCGTTGGTAAAAAAGAGTTCAGCGGCGATATTGATGTTGCAATACAAGTTGATGCAGACAAAATTCCAGAGCTAGTCAAAAAGATCGAAGCGTGTCCTTTAATTATGGATATTGCAAAAAGTTCAGTTATAATGACAAAAGTTAAAATTGAAGGCTTTGATCAAAGTAAACAAACAACTAAACCACGTACAGGATATGTACAAGTTGACTTTATGCCAGGTGATCCAGAGTGGATGAAAACATACTACCATTCACCGAGTGACAAAGAGTCTAAATATAAAGGCGTGTTTCGTAACTTAATGATTGCAACTATTGCAGCCATTCGTGACAGTAGAGCATCAGGCGAAACAATTGACGATGGTCGTTCAGCAGAAGTAGAACGTTGGATTTGGAGCCCTACAGAAGGGCTTGTAAGAATTAAACGTGTGCCAGCACAGCGCAAAGACGGCAAAGGGTATACTAAAAAGAACATCGACACACCTATACAGAAACCAATTAAAAATCCAGATCAAATTGCTAAAGCATTAGGATTAGATGGCGCAAAAGATTTAAACAGTTTTGAAAGTTTACTAGCAGCAATAGAAAAAAATCTACCTGCAGACGAAGTAGAAAAAATTAAAACTAGTTTTGCTAAAAACGGAACAGTAAAGGATGTTGGCGTTCCAAGTGAACTTGTGCAGAAGGAAAGTTTAGCTGATAAGCAAATGAATAGAATATTACAATTATCAGGATACAATCGCTATGAGGTTTAACGAGTTTAAAACACCATTGACAGAGTCAATTAAACTTACTGAAGGTGCTCGTATTGAACACTTAGAAGATTTAGTGTTTAGAGAACTACCACCTAGTAAAGGAGCCAATCGTGCTTTACAAAGTCTTATCAATATGGAAAAAGGCGGTCACACAGATGTCACCGTTAAGTGGGATGGCAGTCCCGCAGTCATCTTTGGGCGCAATGATGATGGTGATTTTATATTCACCGACAAGTCAGGATTTACAGCAAAAGGATATGACGGCAAAGCAAAATCAGCAGACGATGTAGAAACAATGCTTAAAAATCGCCCCGGATATACAAAGAATCCAGAAGGCTATAGTGTACTAATTGACAAAATGAAAAGTGCATACACAGCATTTGAAAAAGCAACTCCTAAAGACTACAGAGGTTTCTTTAAAGGCGATATGCTTTACTTTGTTAAGCCAATGGCAGAAGGTGGCGACTATGTGTTTAAACCAAACATTGTTGAATACAGAGTAAAACAAGATTCAGAACTAGGTAAGAAGATTGGTACAAGCACAGCAGGAATTGTTATACATAGAGAAGTAAGTGCAGACGGTACTGAAGGCCCCTTACAAAATGGCGATATTTTTCAAGGCAATGAAGTACTAGTTGTTCCCCCAGTCACAGTATCAGATGCACCAAGTATAGACGATTCAAGTGTAAAAGAATTAAAAGCAATTATATCAAAAGATGCTGCTGCAATGGACAGTCTGTTAGATATAAACACGCTAACACAAATGAAAATGAAAAAGTTACCTGAAGTATTCTACAGTTATATGAACAGCAAAGTAGACACAGGACTAGAAAACTTAGGCGGAGACTTTTTAGATTGGGTACAAGCTCGTAATCAACTAAGTGAACCAGCTAAGAAAAAGATTGCAGAATATGTAAGCAATAGCCAACAAGGGTTTAAAGCACTATGGGAAGTAGTTGCAAAGATACAACAAGTTAAAGACGATGTAATTAACCAACTTGACAACCAACCGGGTGCTCCTGTTAGATCAAGTATGTCAAGCAAAGACGACTCAGTAGAAGGTGGCGAAGGATATGTACTAGCACACCCAGAGGGTGATATAAAATTAGTACCACGTAAAACTTTTAGTAAATATAACAGAGCAGTTGAACGATAAAGGAAAACTATTATGAAAATGAATGATATTGTAAACGAAGCCAATTATGGCGACGATCCACAAACAAAAATGATTGCCGATCTTGGACGTAGGCTTATGGATATAAGTGCAAAAATGCCTATGGGCAAAGGTGTAAGCGATGATGAGATTGCTAAGTCAAACAGAATGAGTTCTTTTGGTGATGCGCTAACACGTTTTAATACAGATTTTGGACCAAAGAATTTAAAAGATGTTATTAAGTCAGCCCGTGTTACTCCACAAGAAGCAATGGAGTTTATTGAACTTGCTAAAAAAGCAAAACCAGCAAGTATTAAAGTTGCTGACCCTGAGCCACAAGACGAGCCAGAAGATGAGTTTGGTAGTCCAAGTGACGACGAAATTGATGCAAAAGCAAGAGCAATGGCACGAGGCAATTAATGAATTTTATAAAGGATCTATACAACGAAGGATTAGTCGAAAAGCATTTAGAAGAGGATGCCTGGGCTGATATTCGTAAACGTAGGGTAGAAAGATTGCGTGACGAAAGAAACGTTGCGCTATATGGATACTTAGTAGGTCCTGAAAATGCTATGCGAGCTAAACGTTTCATAGAAGAAGCTGAAAAAGGTCACGGCACACCTGCCAGTTTAATTAAAGGTTATTTTCCTATTATTGCTATGATAGACGATATAGTAGATGCAGGACCGGGTGCAATAGCACAGTTACGTAACTTGCACAAGAGACATCAAAAATAGCATATAACTCCTATATTTTTAAAAAAAGACTAAATACATATAACAAGTTCAGAGAGAAATGAACAAGTTAACCATTTAGATTAATATTATAGGAGAATAAAAATGGCATCAGTAGCAACAAGTGCAACAGTAGTTGCAAAATCAGGTCTAGGACCAACAACATACATCTACGCAATCACTATAGGTACAATCACTGTAGCAGCAGCGTGTGATACAATTACAACAACATACGGCGGAACAATCGCAGCAGTTGAAGGTGTAGCAAACGGCAACCACATTGCAGTACAAGGTGGACCAGGCGGCGCAGAAGCAGTTGGTGGAATTGCATTAGTAGCAACATTTGAAGCGTAAAGAATTCTAACTACCTTAGAATCGTGATTATGGCCTACGGGCAGGCGTCACACTAAAAGGGTTCAGTTTTTACTGGACCCTTTTTTTATGGCTATAAGTAATAGTATGGAATTTCGTATTGATACATTAATAGACATTACTGAAACTAATGCTCGGCGTCAAGATAATGATAAGTTTGCTTATAAACAACAGGCAAACTTTCAAACACTATTACAAACCCTAGGATTACGAGTTAACATATTTTATGATAATAGTCCAACTTTTGGCGAGATATCAACTAGTAAATTTGACTTTAGTGATAAATACATAGGTAAGCAAAACATTTGGACATTCCATTTTTATATAGAATATGAAGGTGGATTAACTTTAGATACGCTTATAAAAGATTTTGATCTTATACCGATCATTACAGGCTTAAACGAAACTATAAACACAGACAAGGCATTATTCCGCACAACAGGAAAAGATAAGAATATTACTTTTACTGTTTTGAATTAAGGCATTTTAAGGGCAACTAAGAGTTTACTTAATACACACTTAACGGAGAATAAAATAGTGTCAGACATAGCAACTACTGATTTAGAAAAGCAAAGCCTAGAAGCACACGTTGATCTGTGCGCTCTCCGATATAAAAACCTTGACGATCGTATGACAAAGATTGAAAAGAAGGTAGAAGAAATTCACGAAGATATTACCGAAGGTAATAAGTCAATGACAAAGGTCCTAATAGGATCAGCAGGTACAATAGTAGCAGGATTATTATCAACAATCGTTGTACTGCTAATGTCTTTACCGCAATAAACACTTCCATAAAAAACTAAATACATATATGTTACTAAGAGAACTTACCACAAGCCTTGACGAAAAACGTGTATGGGCAAAGAGCGGAAAGAAAGTTGTCCGCAAATATCGTTGTTCCGGCGGACGGAGACACGGACGTATTGTATCTAAAATACAACAATGCTTTGCAGCACCTGATATGAAAAAACGTTTTGCTATGAAGCGTCTAAAAGCACGTATTGGTAGTAAGATGTCACGTAAAGCTAGACGAACCAAGCGAGTAAGTCCAGCAAGTAAACGTGTAGCAGCACTGAACAAGAGATCAAGATAATGAGATTTGTTGATTTAGAAGATATTGAATTAGATTTCCTTGAAGAGGGTTACGTTCAGATTGCTGGCCGAAGTGGAAATAAAATTGTTCGTAAGTATAGATGCACTACAGGACAGCGACGAGGAAGAATTGTAAGTAAACCTAGTACGTGTAGTGCTCCTGTAAATATTACTAGTAAACAGAATATTAAAAAGGCCAAAAGAAGCAAAGGTTCATTAATGAAAGTTAAATCATTAAGAACTAAAAGAGCTAGAAAAACAAGTAAACGCTTAGGTACTCTTAATGTACATTCGCGTTCTAAATTAAAACCTAGAAAGAAAACAGCGAGAAGAAGATGAGATTTAACGAGTTTAAAGATAAAAGAGTAGACGAAGAACAGTTAGATGAAATCATTCCGGCAATAGCTGGAATAGCTCGCGGAGCAGCAACATTAGGCGCAAAAGCAGCAGGCGGTATTGCAAAAGCCGGCGCTAAAGTGGGCGCAGCGGCAGCAAAGAAAGTAGGAGCAGCCGCAGTTAAAGGTGCTCAAGGCGTAGGCAAAGGACTTGCTAAAAAAGTAGCCACTAAAAATGCACAAGCACTAGCTAAAGCAGTGCTTAAAAAAGGTCAGTCATTACCAATGCCAACTGATGGTGGGAAAACAGCTGACTTTAAAATAGATGATTTAAAGGGTGACGAAGTTACACTAACAAACCCAAAGCCAAAACCAGGCGAACCAATCAAAACTGTACACAAGACTAAAGAACTAGATCCAATTATACAGCAAATGGTACAAGGACAACAATGAAACTGAATGAGTTGATAGAAGAATTTACTATCTACACAACAAATGAGGAAAAAGAAATACTATCACAACTAGATAGTATAACTCATCTTGACAGTTTCACTGAAAGACAACAAGCCATAATTGAGAACTTAATTCGAAAAAGTCTAGTAAGTAAAGTACATAATAAAGGTTCGACTTTGGTGCTGGCAAATGAAATCTAAAAAAATAACTCCTGAATTAGCTAAAGAGCTAGAAGCTTTAATAAACAGAAATCTTGATACAAGTTATTTTCCGTATGTAAAAGGCAAGAGTATACGTATTGGACATATAATAGTTCGAGAAACACGTTTTGGATTTTTAGTGTTTGATACTAAAAATAATAAGGAAGTTGACAAAATGTTTTGTAAAACTAGTGCAGTAGCACTTGCAAAACAAGAAGCATCGGGTAGTTTAACAAACCCAATAGAATATATTAGGAAATTAGATAAAGAAATTGAAAAGAACTTTAATGATGCTATATTCTATAAACACACAATGCGTGTAACAAAAGATGATACAAAATTCTTTGTTGCACAAACAAGATATGATATTGCAGCATCAAAGACAAGATATGCTAAGGAAGAATTAGATAAGTATATATATGTTTGATGATAAATAACTATAACAACTTTTAGTCACAGGAAGATTAGACCAATGAATATAAGAGAAATTTCAAAACCAGTTACAGCAAAGTCGCTGAACGAAAGCCTAGCAAAACGCTTTGGTAAGCGCATTGCTTTAGAAAACTTTACACTTGAGCAATTAGCTGATGCACGTAATAAGGTGCGCACAACACTTAGTCAAATAGAAACTAATGAAAGTTTTAACTCTGTAAAAAATGATACGTATCAAAAATCAAAACTCTTCCTTGATGTACTAAATGCAGAAATTACAGAGCGTGGGGACGTTGATGAAGCGGCTAAGCCAGACTTCTTAGATATGGATAAAGATGGCGATAAAAAAGAGCCAATGAAAAAAGCCATTAAAGATAAAAAGAAAAAGAAACAAGTAAAAGAGGGTGCAGAAGAAGCAGCTGAATTAGTAATGGCGGCGAAAGATATGGTAGACCGTATTACCAGTTGGATGGAAGACACAGCAGAAATGCAAACTGAAAGTATGTTAGAACTAGCAGACTCAATTCGTGATGAAATGGGATCGGAGCAATCAGAAGCATTTACAAACTCTGTCAAACCAGCATTGGAAGCATTATACACAGCACTAGAAGCAACACGTGAAGCAACAACAGCAGGCGTTGGTATATTAACAGGCGAAGCAGCTCCAGAAGCACCAATGGGTGACGAGGAAATGCCAGCAGTTGATGCCGAAATGGAACCAACAGTTGACGCTGATGTTGACGCTGAAGTACCAGCAGAAGACGATGGTATGGCAGCAGCAGAACCAGCAGTAGGCGGCGAAGAAGAAGCAGGCCGTGCAAAGCGCGAAAGCGTAGAAAGAAGCCGCAAATTAGGTACCATTCTTTCAAAAAAAAAGTAAATGAAAGTTCAACGCATTTAGCGTTGGTCCTTCGTAATAGACTCGCTGATGCAAATTTGAAAAAAGAGCCTAGCGAGTTTTCTTTTGACGAACTGAACGTATTGATGAAAAATTCAAACAGAGAACAGTTTGATTACAGATCATTTAAAGCAGCATACGACAGCGACGAACGTATTAAGTCAATGGTTAAAAACTTTAACCAAGACGGTATTACCCTTAAAACTGATACAGATGCAGATGCAGCAGCGCCACAGCAAGATTTAGGTAATAAAGCAGTTAGTCAAATGGCTAAACGTGCTACAAATAAACGCCAATAACACTTGACAACTATTAAATATTATCGTATAATAAACAAGATAGTAAAGGAGTCATTATGACAAGACCGAATGAAGAAATTATTGAACAGATAGAAGGCATAATCGAAACACAGATTAAACCTGCTGTTGCAAGACACGGCGGAATTATTAACTTTAAAGAGTATAATGACGGTGAGCTAATGTTAGAACTTAGCGGCGCCTGTGCAGGTTGTGCAGGTAGTAAAGCAACTCTTAAAATGGGTGTTGAGCGCATTATTAAAGCAAATGTACCGGAAGTTGAAATTGTTGAAGCAGTAGATGACGAGGACAGCGGAGTAGATCCGTACTACGACAAGGGAACAGTAAATGTCCTTAATTACAAAGACGTTTGATTACGCACCTATAAGCCGCAAACAAGTTGAAGGTAAACGCAAGTACCTAACTCCAGACGGCAACGCTGTAGCAAGCGTTACTACTATCTTAGACGCCACTAGCGACAAGTCAGGCCTTATTGCCTGGCGCAAACGAGTAGGCGAAACTAAAGCAAGAGAAATTACAACCGAAGCGGCAGGCGTTGGAACACGTATGCACAAGTACTTAGAAGACTACATTGAGTTTGGCGAATGGCCTACTCCAGGTAGTAACCCGTTTGCTAAAAAAGCTCACGCAATGGCAGAACAAGTACGTGATAATGCAATGGTCGACGTAGATGAAATATGGGGCAGTGAAGTTGCACTATATGTTCCGCAACTGTACGCAGGCACAACAGACTTAGTTGGCAAGTACAAAGGCAATCCGTGTATTATGGACTTTAAACAGACCAACAAGCCCAAGAAGCTAGAGTATGTACAAAACTACTTCTTACAGCTAGTAGCATACGCAGAAGCACACAACGAAATCTACGGCACTAACATACGTGAAGGACATATCTTTATGTGTAGTCGCGGTGATGACGGAATGATACTAGGCGGAGAAACATATCAACAGTTTGATGTATGGCCACACGAATATGATGAGTGGCGTAATGAATGGTACAACAGGGTCTATACTTATTATGAAAAGCACGGATGAAGGATTTGTTTACATTTGGTATGATGCAAAAAACAAAATGTATTACATAGGAAAGCATCAAGGAAGTCCAAACGATAGTTATACTCATTCATCTACAGTGATGGAAAAGTTTAATAAAAATAATATACCAGAAGGTTTTAGACGTAGGATTATTTTCACCGGAACTAATCAGGAAATTGCCTTTGTTGAACACACATTTTTAAAGAATAGAAAAAAACGTTGCTGGAGTAGATATTATAATACCGGTCTTGGCGATCCAAGATATATAGATCAATCGGGACCTAACAACCATATGTATGGAAGGAAGTTAACCGAAGAAGAAAAAGAAGAAAAAAGACAAATTTCTTTACGTCTTTGGCGAACACCTATAGAAGAAGGTGGCCTAAAAGGTTATAAACAGAAACCTGAGACTATTGAAAAGATGCGTCAAACAAAAAAACGTAAATTTGCCAGCGGCGAATTAGTTCCTTTTATGAAGGGTAAAAAGCAATCAAAAGAAACTATTGCTAAGGTAATAGCATCACGTGCAAAATTAAATGACGGTGCCGGCTTCAAACATAATCAAGAAACTAAAAAGAAAATGAGCAAAGCTCGTAGCGGATCTGGTAACGCTAATTGGAAAGGCGGGATTAATAGTGACCCTGTACACAAAGCTACCGTTCGCAGAGAGCGTATGAAAGATCCTATAAAGAGAAAAGAGTATAATAAAAAGCATTGTGATTATATGAACAAAAGGAACGGTTGGACGGAAGAAAGATATAAGCAATTATTTGACTTGTACAAATTAAATCTGTCTAATGACCAGATAGCAGAGCATATGGGTATTACTCGCCAGTCTGTAGTTTCACAGTTAAAAAATCATTTTAACTTAATTAACGGATAAATATAATATAATAACGTAGGAGACTTACAAGTGGCTGTTGTACAAATATCACGAATACAAGTTAGACGAGGTAAAAAAGGTGAAACAAATCTACCTCAATTAGCTTCAGGTGAACTAGGATGGGCAATAGACTCACAGGAACTTTATATTGGTAACGGTTCAGTAAGCGAAGGTGCACCACAAGTTGGCAATACAAAAATTCTTACTTCAGCTGATAATATCTTTGATATCTCAGATCAGTATGAATATAGAAAGAATGAGTCTATTATTCAAACTGGTGCTACTGCAAGATCGCCTGTTAGAAAAACACTACAGCAAAGATTAGATGATGAAGTTTATGTTTCAAACTTTGGCGCAATAAACGATGTTAGTGTTATACAAACGGCTGCACTACAACGTGCAATTGATAACTTATTCTTAAACACTAAAACAACACCTGAAAACAGACGCATTATTAAACTTGCTCCCGGCTTGTACAAAATTGACTCAAGCCTTAAAATACCACCTTACACAACACTAGTTGGTTCTGGAAAAGATAAAACAATTATCGAACAAACAGCAAACTCGCCGATCTTTGTTACAGTAAACGGTTCAAGTACTGTTGGTAACTATGATGAAACTAGCGGGTTAAGTGCGTCAAATCAAGCAAAGTATATTTCTATATCAGGAATGACATTAAGATACGAAAATGCAGTTTCAAATATTTACAATACTGCTATCAATCTTCAAAGTGTTGAAGATGGACACTTTTTTGATTTAAAATTAAAAGGCTACTGGGACGGAGATGGAATCCAATCAAACTCAATAGGTATTAATATTAAGAGCTTTAGTGGCGCAGTTAGATCAAAAAGAAATTTATTTGAGAACATTGATATTGAAGGATTTGCATACGGTGTAAACAGTTCTTTTGACATTGAAGATAACACTTTTAGAGACATTACATTTTCAACTTTACTTAACGGTGTGCGTTTAGGTAATAATATGCCGGTAGTAGACTATACTGACGCCGCTGACCTTGCTGATAAATTAGGTGACGGTGTTGCATACGGTCCTAACAATACACTATTTGAAAATTGTACATTTAAAGAAGTATTCGAGCAGGGCTTTATTGTTAATAAAGGTACAGCAAATACTTCTAAGCGAAATAAGTATTTTGATGTTGGTAATGCAGGCGGCACAAGTGCAACTACAACATCAAGTATTATAAAGTTTGATACTATAGGTAACGAAACGATTGAAGATTGGTTTGAAAGAACATATGACTTAGGTTACAATCAAGATTATGTTAATGTTACTAACGTTAATAGTAATAACTCAAACTTAGATTTAGATGGTCCGAAATATATTCCAGAAGTTGAAGGGTTATTTCATTATAGCCAAAGTTTTGTTCACAGTGTTGTACCAATTAGTACAAATGGAAACTGGGTAACAGGATTTAGACTTCCGGCAAATCAATCAAGATCATTTGAAATACCTTACCAGTACAATTCGACACAGGTAAACGGTACAAGACGGGGCACTCTTTACATATTAATTGATAAAGAAAATGATGAAATATCTGTAACTGATGATTTTGAGTTCATAGGTTTAGATAATGGCATAAATGGCAACGCAATTAACTTGACATTTAGAGGAAAACTTGTTAATATAACTAGTGGAGACGCAAGTGATACGACAGTAGAAACTGCATATATTGAATTTAAAAATGCAACTACTGAAAGCTCATTAACACCTCCAAGTTTAACATACACTATAACGTCAAGGTCTTAATGTATAACAAAAAATATGAAGAAAGGTTAGCCACCTGGAGTGAGTTTAGGTCTTCTCTTGAGGATTCTAAAACTCCATTTTTAGATGTAGTAGAGTTTTACGCTTCTGCACCTAAAACTAGATATGCTGTCGATCCCTGGGGACAAAGTACTTGGCCCGATCCTTGGCAGTTATTAGAAGAGAATCTCTACTGTGAGTTCTCTGTCGTATTAGGAATGTGTTTTTCACTACAGTTAACAGACAAGTTTAGTGGTAGTAATTTTGAGATACATATCAGTACAAACAATAAAAAGGCAGAAACACATTATCTGTTATTTGTAGATGACATATGCGTTAACTATAAAGATGGTGTTATTTCAAAGGAGAACTTGCCTGATGCATTATATTCGCAATCGATTTATTCGATGCCAGTGCTTCAATAAATACTCCGTAAATGAAAATAGAAACAATTAATTTAGAGACGAGGAGTCAACATATGTCTAACGGTATTCACATCGTAAAACGATCCGGCGGCGCTGAGCCAATTAACATCAACAAAATACACAAAGTAGTAGAACACGCTTGTGAAGGGTTAGCCGGGGTTAGTAGTAGTCAAATTGAAATGAATGCTAACTTACAGTTTTATGACGGTATGAGTACTAGTGAAATTCAAGAAGTATTAGTACGTTCAGCTAACGATCTTATTTCATTAGATAATCCAAACTATCAATATGCGGCAGCAAGATTATTAACTTACGGACTATACAAGCAAGTATTTGGAGAGTTTTCAGCATTACCATTTAAGGATATAATTAATTTAAATATTGAACGTGGTCTTTATGATTCAGCAATACTTGAATCTTACACTGAAGAAGAAATTGAAACTTTAGATAGCTATATTCGTCACAAGCGTGATGAAAACTTTACCTATGCCGGTATGCGACAAGTAGTTGACAAATACCTTGTACAAGATCGTTCGTCAGGTGAAATTTTTGAAACACCACAATATATGTATATGATGATTGCCGCAACATTATTTGCTAATTATCCGTCAGAAACACGTATGCATTATGTAAGGAGATATTACGATGCGACCTCACTTTTTAAAGTCAACATACCAACACCAGTTATGGCAGGCGTCAGGACCCCTGTTCGTCAGTTTGCAAGTTGCGTACTTGTTGATAGTGATGATACTCTTGACAGCATTTTTGCTAGTGATATGGCTATCGGCAGGTATACTGCTCAACGTGCGGGGATTGGCATTAACGCTGGACGCATACGTGGCGTCAATGCGAAAATACGTGGTGGCGAAGTGGCGCACACTGGTATTGTTCCTTTCCTAAAGAAGTTTGAATCAACAGTACGTTGTTGTACGCAAAATGGTGTGCGTGGCGGCAGTGCTACTACACACTTCCCGTTTTGGCATCAAGAGATTGAAGACATCCTTGTACTAAAGAACAACAAAGGCACAGAGGACAACAGAGTACGTAAACTAGACTACAGTATACAGTTAAACAAAACTATGTATGAAAGGTTGTTATCTGGCGGTGATATAACTCTTTTCTCGCCGCACGATGTACCAGGATTATATGAAGCATATTTTGGCGATGCAGACGAGTTTAAAGAAATGTATGAAAAATACGAACGTGCTACAAGTATTAAGAAGAAAAAAGTATCAGCAATGGATCTATTCTCAGCGTTAGTAAAAGAACGTGCAGAGACAGGGCGTATATACATTATGAATGTTGATCATTGTAATACACACAGTTCGTTTAAAGACAAAGTTTATATGAGTAACTTGTGTCAAGAGATTACCCTTCCAACTAAGCCGCTTAATCATATTGATGATCCAGATGGCGAAATTGCATTGTGTATCCTTAGTGCTATTAATGTAGGATTGATTAGACAGTTAGACGACTTAGAAGAATTATGTGAATTAGCAGTTAGAGCATTAGAGGAAATAATTGACTACCAGCGTTACCCAATTAAAGCGGCTGAAATTAGTACTAAAGCAAGACGTAGTTTAGGAGTAGGCTATATTGGTTTAGCACATTATCTTGCGAAAAACAAAACAAAATATGAAGACCCAGAAAGCTGGAAAGCAGTACACGATCTAACAGAAGCATTTCAATACTACTTGTTAAAAGCAAGTAACAAACTTGCACAAGAGCGTGGTGCTTGCGAGTACTTCGAACGTACTAAATACTCAGACGGCATCCTTCCTATTGACACATATAAGAGTGATGTCGATACGATTGTGGAGAATACGCTAAACTATGATTGGGAGGCTTTACGAGTACAGATTAGGGAACACGGGCTACGGCACAGCACATTGTCCGCACAGATGCCTTCGGAGAGCAGTTCCGTTGTGTCGAACGCTACCAACGGAATCGAACCTCCTAGAGGTTACTTGTCCGTTAAGAAAAGCAAAAAAGGGCCTCTTAAGCAGATTGTTCCACAGTATCAAACACTAAAGAATCACTATAGTTTACTATGGGATATGCCAAGTAACGAAGGATATATTAACATTGTTGCAGTTATGCAAAAGTTCTTTGATCAAGCAATTAGTGGCAACTGGAGTTATAATCCTACGCAATATCCAGATAACGAAGTTCCAATGAGTGTTATGATTGGTGACTTATTAAACACGTATAAGTTTGGTTGGAAAACAAGTTATTATCAAAACACTTACGATTACAAGCAAGATCCAAGTGAGATAGAAGAAGAAGAAAAACAAGTAGAGTTAGCACCAGGTGAGATAGACGAAGGTGAAGAATGTGAGGCGTGTGCAATTTAGTGGTTGACAAAACCTACTAGATACGCTAGTATAAAAGAGCACAGACAGAGGAAATAAAAAAGATGGCAAAGACAGTTTTTAACAAAGAAAAGGTGGATTTCACCAAACAAAATATGTTCTTCGGAGCAGACCAAAACACACAGAGATATGATGTATTCAAATTTCCTGTGTTTGACAAACTTAATCAAACTATGCTTGGTTATTTTTGGAGACCAGAAGAAGTAAGTCTACAAAAAGACCGTGCTGACTTTGCTAACTTCCGTCCAGAGCAGAAGCACATTTTTACTTCCAATCTAAAATATCAAACACTACTTGATAGTGTCCAAGGACGTGGTCCGTGTCTAGCATTTTTGCCACACGTATCCTTACCTGAACTAGAAGGTTGCATTGTTACTTGGGATTTCTTTGAAACAATCCACTCACGTAGCTACACACACATTATGAAGAATGTGTACGCTGACCCGTCAGAAGTGTTTGATACTATCTTAGATGATGAAAAGATCATTGCTAGAGCAACAAGTGTAACTAAACATTACGATGCCTTTAATGATGCAGTAGACGCATTTCAGCATCGCGGCGAAGGCAATATGCACGAAGTTAAGAAGAAACTATATCTTGCAATGCAGACAGTAAATATCTTAGAAGGCTTGCGTTTTTATGTAAGTTTTGCGTGTACGTTTGCTTTTGGCGAACTAAAACTAATGGAAGGATCTGCAAAGATTATTTCATTAATTGCTCGCGATGAAGCACAACACCTAGCACTAAGTACACACGTATTAAAGTTATGGGCTCAAGGCAAAGACGATCCAGAGATGAAGAAGATTGCTAAAGAGTGCGAAGAAGAAGTATACAACTTATGGCGTGAATGTGTTGCAGAAGAAAAGGATTGGGCAGATTATCTATTTAAAGATGGTTCAATGATTGGACTTAATGATACATTGTTACATCAGTACGTAGAGTACATTGCTAACAGACGACTCAAGGCGCTGGGAATGGATGCTATATTTGACGCACCAGTAAATACTAACCCGCTACCGTGGACACAGCATTGGTTGTCTAGCTCAGGATTGCAAGTTGCACCTCAAGAGACAGAAGTCGAAAGCTATATCGTCGGTGGCATTAAACAAGATGTGAGTAAAGACTCATTAAAAGGATTCAGTTTATAATGATTGAAATTTATGGAAAACCACAATGCCCTTACTGCGATAAAGCAAAAGCAATTTGCGAAATGCGTCAGTTAGAGTATACGTACAAAACACTCGGCACCGATTATACTAAGGAAGAACTGTTAGAAAACTTTCCAGGTGCCCGTACAGTGCCACAGATCCGTATTAACGGAACAGCAATTGGCGGCTACGATCAGTTTAGTACATACTTAGAAGAAACCGGCTATAATGGCACGGGACACACACTTTAGAGATAAAAAAATATGTTATTAGAAACACCATACAAAATTGGAGACACAGTCTCTTTTAAGTTAACTTCAGGAGAAGAATTAGTAGCTCGCCTGGAAGAAGAAACCGATAAAACATTTAAACTGCATAAGCCAATGGTTCTTATTGCACAGCAACAAGGTCTAGGACTAGCACCGTTTATGTTTGGAGTATCACCAGATGCTAAATTTGTTCTTCAAGCACACGCAGTAAGTTGTGTTGCAAAGACCGAAGAAGAAATTGCAAAACAGTATACGTCAACGACTACTGGTATAGCACTAAGTTAACAACTCGCTCGTCTAGTCCGATAAATACTACAAAGGATTGTAGTATGATTAGACGCGGTGCTCCATTTGACACAAATAACTTCTTTAATATTCCGCCACTTGATGCCGGAGAACTTAATCCCGGTTATGTATCAAAAGTTGCAAGGATTGATGGCCAGGCGTTAAGCCACACGCCGGCGAATTACTTTGACGGTGGATCTATACCATTACAAGGTACCGCATCATACGATCCAAGCATTACATACGGACCAGACAGTCCGCTAATAGAGGATTAATAGATGTCAGATCCAGAACACGGTAGTATACTTGTTAGGCGTGGCCCAACAGCTGATAGAAAAACTTTTACGCCACTTAATGGCGAAGTCATCTATGATACCGAAAACGATCAATTATATATAGGTGATAGCGAAACAGCAGGGGGCAAGCCTGCATTTGGCGATAAAATAAAAGTCGATGATGAAGGCAATCTAACAGAACTAACCTTACAAGGCACAGCGGAAAGACCTAGTGCATCAAGTGGCCTTTTTAGATATAACACAGCAACACAAAGTTTAGAATATTCAGATGGCTCAGATTATTATCTAGTAGCAAGCACACCTTTTCAAACAAGTACTAATGTATTATTTGTTTCTCCTAACGGGCGTGATGATAATATATTTGGAGTTAAAAGAGGACGCACTCCAGGAACAGCATTTGCCAGTATAAACGCTGCCTGTAGAGAAGCTGAACGTGTAATTAATAGAGCTTCAAAAGGATTAGGACCATACCAAAAATGGATCACATACGATAGTCAAGTACAACAACAGCGTTCGTATATTGTATCAATTGGCGATGTTGATGATTTTAAAGATATTGCAATATTTAAAGGTGCTAGTGAATTAGATGCTCGAACTGAACTTCGTAGTGGATTTAGAGTAATTGGTCAAACTAGTGGCGCTGTAGGTATTATTGAAGAATATAATATTAATGCAGGACAAACTGCTGATCAGTTAATTATAAAAGTTGAAGAAGGTACATTTGTAACTAACGAACAATTGAAGTTTGGTAATCCAATTCCAGGTGTTCCGTATAGTGAGTACCAAGCATCTGGTACAGAATATCCTGAAATAACAATTAGAGTTGAAAGTGGAGTTTACTTTGAACACTTTCCAATTAAGGTACCAAATAACACCTCAATCAAAGGTGACGAATTTAGACGTAGCATTATAAGACCTCGTCCGGGTGCAAGTGCTAGTCCGTGGTCAAATATAAGATTTAAGCGTGGAGCAGAGCATCTTGGATTAGATCCATTAGTAGTTGGTGATAATCCATTTGGCGCACATTATCTAGCTGATCGTACAAATGATGTTTATACATATGCTATTAATCCCGGTGACTACGACGAAGCATACAAAACACTTTCTACAATGGCAACAAAAGAAGCACTACAAGATAGTGTTATAAACTTTATTACTACAACTTATCCTAGTTTAGTGTACGATGAAGCAAAGTGTAGACGTGACGTAGGTTACATTGTTGATGCAACAGCGTTAGATATACTATATGGCGGATATCAAGAAACACTATTTGCAGCTCTTACATATCAAGGTCAGTTGCCTGCAGATCAAGTTACAGAAACTGCCGCAGCAATTAATCATTTAAAGGTACAAGTAAGTGCATTATTAGAAAGCTCAGAACAAAGTGTCGCTGAGGATTTAATTGGTTCTATAGTAGAAATAATAAACGGAAACTTTAACGCACCTAAAGCCAATGACGAGATGGATGTGTTCTTAATGAATGACGCAACCATTATACGAAACATTAGTGTGCAAGGACACGGCGGCTTTATGGAAGTATTAGATCCAGAAGGACAAATACTTACTAAGTCACCTTATACACAAACAGCATCAAGTTTTTCAAAGTCTATAGCACCAGACGTATTATTTGGCGGTGGTATGTTTGTTGATGGCTTTGCTGGTAACTTAGATGCACGTATCAGACAAGCAAACAGTACAACTGAAATTGTTATTGATAATGTATATAGACAGCCACTAACTCCAACAAGTTTCTTTATTGAC